GTTAAATTTTCACACATGCACTTATAAGCTGAGGTTTTCATGGCACTCCCGGCAGCAGTAAAAAAGCTTAAAGGCACAGCACAGCCATGCCGTACCAACGACTTTGAGCCAACATATCCAGCGGATAATCTGCCGGACGCGCCGCCGTGGCTGATGGGGCCAGGCTTGGCAGAGTGGAACAGAATATCTGGCATACTTCAAAAAGCTGGAGTGGTCACGGATATGGACTTCACCACCTTGGCTATCTATTGCCAAATGTGGACAGACTTTTCAAAGGCGGCGAGCGGCGGCGAACCATTCTCAGCGGCTATGGTTTCGGCAATGAGAGGCTATGCTGGCGAGCTAGGACTGACCCCTGTATCAAGGTCTAAAGTGGTTGCCAATAACGCCAAAGCGAAGGGCAACAAGTTTAATGGATTCTGATTATATTGGACAAGCAAACCAATATATTGAAGACGTTCTCGCCGATAAGGTTCCAGCGTGCGTTTACGTGAAGCAATGCGTAGAACGCCAACAGCAAGATCTGCTTAAACCACCTGCAGGGTATCACTTCGACACCGACCGGGCAGAAAGAGTTTGCCGATTTATAGAAAAGTTGCCACACGTAAAGGGCGAGTTGCGCGGCACATCGATCAAGCTTGAGCCTTGGCAGCTATTCATCCTTACTACCTGTTTCGGGTGGATCGATAAAGACGGCTACAGACGATTCAAGACAATGTATGTCGAAGTGCCAAGGAAGAACGCCAAATCAACACTATCAAGCGGCGTGGCTCTTTACTGTCTATTCGCTGACGGCGAAGGTGGCGCAGAGTGCTACAGTGCTGCAACTACCCGCGACCAAGCTGCCATCGTCTTTAATGACGCTGTCGAAATGTTAAAGCTTACGCCAGACCTTGGTGAATATTTTAACGCCGAGATCATGGGGAAGGCCAAGCCGCACACCATTGTTTCAACCAGCACTAATTCAGCTTTCAAGCCGTTGAGTCGCGACCAGGGCGGCAACCATGATGGCCTTAATATTCATTGCGGAGTAATCGACGAGCTTCATGCGCACAAGTACCGAGACATTTTCGACGTGTTAGAGACGGGGACAGGGGCGCGGCGGCAACCTGTTTTATGGTTAATTAGTACAGCGGGATTTAATCGGGCGGGTATATGCTTCGAGCAAAGAACATACGCAAGAAAAATCTTAGATCACACGCACGCAGACGAACAATATTTCGGGATAATTTACACGATAGACGAGTGCGACGATTGGACGAAGAAGGAGTCGTGGATAAAAGCGAATCCGAACTACGGGATCTCAGTAAATCCCCAGGACATTGAGCGCCTAGCACTTAAAGCTGAAAACCTCCCCAGTGCTACAAATAACTTTTTAACAAAACGATTGAATGTTTGGGTGAACGCAGGCACTGCTTGGCTTGATATGCGTAAGTGGGAATCGTGCGGCATCGATGGGATTACGCCAGAAGACTTCATTGATGAACCGTGCTGGCTTGGTCTTGATTTGGCGAGCCGTGATGATATAGCTGCGCTTGCTCAGCTATTCAAGCGACGAGAAGATGATGGCAAGATCCATTACTATCTGTTTGGTAAATACTGGCTGCCTGAAAACACAATTAGCAACGCGCGGAATTCTCAATACTCAGGATGGGCAAGTCAAGGGATAATTGAGGCAACCGAAGGAAACATCATTGATTTTGATTTTATTGAAGACGAGGTGAACCGCGTAGCGATGGAATTTAACGTGGTCGAGTGCTGTTATGATCCATACCAGGCAACGCAAATTAGCACGCATCTCAGCGAAGCAGGATTAACGATGGTAGAGGTCGGGGCAACGGTGGCAAATTTCAGCGAGCCAATGAAAGAGCTTGAGGCTTTAATTTTAGATGGAAGGTTACACCACAACAATGACCCATGCCTGGCATGGCAGGCTTCAAATGTGGTAGCACACGTAGATGTGAAAGAAAACATCTTTCCGAGAAAGGAACTGCCGCAAAATAAAATAGATGGTATAATCGCTGGGATCATGGCTTTAAATCGCGCAATGTTCCAAGGTGTAAAAGTATCGACATACGAAGAAAACGAGCTTTTTATCTTATGAGTGTAAAAATATATGTGGCCGTTTAGTAAAAGAGCATCGCTCAATAATCCGACCACGCCAATTAGCGCCATTAATGTTGAGAGCGAATTAGCTGGCGCGTTCTTGTCCGGGCCTTCTGCCTCTGGAATGTCTGTTAACGAAACATCCGGGCAGTCTCTTACAGCCGTTAGCGCTGCGATCAAATTGATTTCAGAAACAATTGCCCAAATTCCAGTTAATTTGCACGAGAAGACTGCCGATGGATCTGTAATAGCTCATGGTCACCCATTAAATGATCTTGTAAAAACAGCGCCAAACGACGATCAAACCTCATTTTGCTGGCGGCAATCAATGCAGCAGCAGTCGTTGTCTACTGGAAACGCATACTCATTTGTTGCTAGGGGTACAAATACAGGTAGGCCTCTAGCATTGGAAACAATTGAAGCTAATAACGTTGCGGCGGCGAGAGAAAACGGCAAGCTAGTTTTTTACGTAAACGTCAACAACAACAAAGTAAAGATAGATCCAGCGAACATTTTACACATTCCTGCGATGACATCAGGAAGCAATATACTTGGCGTATCACCGATTAGAGCGCACGCTGAAACCCTTGGTATTGGCTTGGCTGCTGAAAAGTTTGGCGCGCAGTTTTTTGGCCAAGGTGCCAGCTTGGGCGCAGTGCTGGAGATGGATGATTCGCTTGGTAAAGATGCTAAAGTATCTTTGAAATCCCAATGGGACGCGCTGAAAGGCTCAGGGTATACCGGGGTTGCAGTACTTGAAGAAGGCCTGAAGTACAAGCGAATCGGCGTACCACCGAACGAAGCGCAATTCCTTGAAACAAGAAAATTCCAAGTGACAGAAGTAGCGCGCATTTACAATATCCCGCCTCACATGCTCAGGGATTTAGAGAAATCCAGCTTTAATAACATTGTCGAGCAGGGCATAGAATACATTCGCTATACAATGATGCCGTGGATAGTGAAGTGGGAGCAGGAATTAGACCGTAAACTACTAACCCCAGCAGAAAGGGGGAAGTATTATTTCAAGTTTAACGTAAATGGATTGCTTCGCGGCACACAAAAAGACCGCTACGAATCGTACAAAACAGGAATTTTAACCGGATTTCTTAGCGCTAACGAGGTGAGAGAGCTTGAGGATCTTAATAAACAAGAAGGTCTTGATGAATACTTAGTGCCATTAAACATGACAACCACCAGTAATTTAGTTAAAGAAGCAGAACAAGAAGAAGTCAGCAATGATACTGGCCAGGAAAGAGATTTTACGCCAATCATTGAGCGGTCTAGCGAGTGTTTAGCTAGGTGGTATAATTCCGTAAAAGACGGGGCGAAAACCCAGGATGACTTTATATCAAAGATCATTAGCGGATTAGACCAAGCTTTAGAGCGTCACGTTTTGGCCACGGCAAAAACAATCTACCCTGACAGCTTCGAAGAAAAAATTAAAGAAGTGCGTAACAAAATATTATCTTTAGAAGTTGACGAAAAACTAGAACAAGCGGAAATATCAGGGGTGTTTCATGGAAATTGAAAGACGTTTAACTTGTGAAAAAGTAACAATTGAGCCGGACAGTAAGCGCGCCTCTGGTTATGGTGCTGTGTTTAGTTCAAACAGTGAAGACCTTGGCGGATTTATTGAAAGAATAGCGCCAGGGGCATTTGATAATGCGCTAAATGATGATGTTAGGGCACTGTTCAACCATGATCCTAGCTTAATTTTGGGGCGCACAGTGTCAGGCACCTTGTCTTTATCTGTCGATGAGCGCGGGTTAAAGTACGATATTGATATGCCTGACACCACCTACGCTAATGATTTGCGAGAATCGCTTAAACGTGGTGACGTAGATCAATCGAGTTTTGGCTTTACTGTTAAAAATGACTCATGGGATGAAGTTGACGGCCAGCTTGTCAGGACAATCCTAGAAGTTAATCAGTTGTTCGATGTGTCGCCAGTGACCTACCCAGCATATCCAGACACAGCGGCTGCGGTTCGATCAATGGACAAGCGCAACGAAAGTATTTTAGAAAAGAAAAACGAATTAGAGCACGAGGCGCGAGAGCGTGAAATTGTTTTAATGGGGTGATTACCTCAAACAAAGAAGTGAAGTTTTATTTAAAAATAAGGTGATTATTATGTCATTAATTCAAGAAAGAAATCAGCTTGCTAACGATATGCAAGCACTGCACGCCAAAGCCGAAGAAGAAAAGCGCGGCTTTACCGTCGATGAAAAGCAAAAGTGGAGCGATCAGAAAGACGCATTAGCTGTCCTGGATGAGCGCATCGCAAACCAGAAAGAAGCCGGTGAGCTAAAACAGCTTGAAGAGCGCTCCAGTCTAGGCCAAGAAAACGGCTCAATGGAACAGCCAGAAGGTGAAGTTGATTATGGCGAAACATTCGACCGTTACATGCGAAGCGGAGCGGCAGGGCTTAACGCTGAGCAGCGTTCACAGCTACAGCAGCGCGCACAGTCAACCACCACTACTGCCGGTGGATACACTATCCCAGAGGGTTTTGGTGGGCGTGTAATCGAAGCAATGAAGCAGTACGGCGGCCTTGAGCAGTTTGCCACAGTGCTTACCACTAGCACAGGTAATGATATCCCATTCCCTACCAACGATGACACCGGGAATATCGGTGAGTTGCTGGCAGAGAATACCGCCACGGCAGAGCAAGATACTGTATTCGGCCAGGCTGTTTTGGGCGCTTATATGTACAGTTCTAAGATGATTCGGGTGTCTAATCAGTTATTGACCGATAACGAAGTGAATCTTGAAAACCATCTTGTCGGCATCCTGGGTAAGCGTTTAGGTAGAATTCAGGCTGCGCATTTTGCAACTGGAACTGGATCAGGGCAGCCAAACGGCATCTTATCAGCGTCTACTGCTGGAGCAACTGCAGCTGCGGCGGCGGCCATCGCGCTTAGTGATCTAACTGCGATAGAGCACTCGGTTGATCCTGCGTATCGCATGGGCGGGCAAGGTACATTTTTGTTTAATGACTCGACGTTCAAAGCAATTAAAGACCTTGAGGATGCAGACGGACGGCCTTTGTGGCGACCAAGTGTAGCTGAATCTATCCCGGCGACTATCAATGGGTATCGTTTCGGTATTGATACTGGCTACGCCAGCATTGCAACTGGCAATAAAGTTGCTACTTTTGGCGACCACAGCGCTTATACCATTCGACGTGTGAATGGTGTGGTAATGCAGCGGCTAGCAGAGCGTTACGCGGAGTTTTTTCAAGTTGCTTTCCTTGGCTTTAATAGAGCTGATGGCGAGTTGCTTGATACCTCTGCAGTAAAGCATTTGGTAATGGCATAAGTTAGATTAGGGGCTGGGCAACTGGCCCCTTTATTAAATTGGGGTGCTTATGAAAGTAATATTTAACACGTCTGTTTCTGGTAATGGCTTTAGCTACAGAAAAGGCGAGGAAGGCGAAATTGATAATGAATTAGCCAAAGACCTTGTTAAGGCTGGATTTTGTGTGCCGGTAAAACAGGGCCGTGAAAAGCTTACAGTCAAAAAAGAAAAGGCTGTTCTGTGAAACGATTACAAACCGCTAAATCTGTCTATTCTGTTTTGACTCCGGGCGAGGTAAAGCAGCGATTAGTTATCGATTTTACAGAAGATGACGAAATAATAGCTGATTTTATTGACGCTGCGACAGACTGGGCGGAAATGTACATGGGCCGTTCGGTGCTCACTCAGTCATGGGATTATTACTTTAATGATTTTAGCTATATTTTAATACCAGACAAGATGATTTCTAACGTAGTGATAACCTATTTTGATGAAAACAACGCAGAACAGACGCTCGACAGCGCAGAATATTACGCTGATTTAGTCGAATATCCCGCGTCAATCACATGCGTAACTAGCTGGCCTGCGACATATTCAAGATCGAATGCCGTTAAAGTGTCCGTTGAATCAGGGTTTTTACTACCTGACTCGGTGCCAGGGGCAATAAAAACTGGGATTGCTTTAATAGTCGGGCACTTGTACAACAACAGAGAAAATACCAGCCCCGTGACGCTTAAAGAAATACCAATGGGAGCTAAATCGTTCCTAGACAAAAAACGGGTGCTTATTCCATGATAGCTGGATTGCTAAGGCATTCAATCATCATAAAGACGCGAACACTGTCAAAAAACTCTATTGGTGAAAGTGTCGAGACATTCACGACATTAAAAGCAGTGCGCGCTGCAGTAAAACAAGTTTCAAACGATACAGACCACCTTGCAGACGGCGAAAGAATCACGACTAAAACACAATTTAGAATCAGGTATCAATCTATTTTCGATCAGACCGACATTATAATTTTCAAAGGCGTTACATACGATAATTTATCAATTGAAAATACCTCCGGTATGAACAGAGAAATGATTATTACTGGCGAGGCGGTGCGGTAATGCCGTTATTTTCACAGACTAGCCGCGAAACAGTGCTGGGACTATCAGCGCTACAATTAAAGCTGGAAAAGCTCGACCAGAAAACGGCGGCAAAGGCAGTCAGGGGCGCAGCAGTAAAAGCTGTTTCACCAGTTAAAGCCAAAATGAAGGCCAAAATCCCAGTAGGGGACGAGGCACACAGATTATATACCGGCAGATTAGTATCTGGCGGGTTTGCAAAAAGAAGCGTAAAGCATTTATCGAAAGTAAAATACGGAAAGGTGCACATCTGGCTTGGGACAAATGCAGAAGCGTTTTATGCCGGGCAGTGGTATGATAACCCCATAAACAACAAGCGCGGCGGCTCAAGAGCGCACAGGTGGATGCAGTCAACGTTTGATGATAACCAGAAACAAATGATTGATACATTTGCCAGAGAAGTTGCCAAAAAGATCGAGAATCTTTAAATGATTGAGGCTAACATTTACAGCTATTTGCAGTCTGTCACTGATATTACTAACGTGATTGGAGATAGGCTTTATGCATTGGTCATTCCAGCCGATACACAAACCCCATGCGCTGCATTTAAAAAGTCTGACACTAATTTTTTCAGGGATATTGCCACGAATAAAATTGACATGCGAGAATCAATTATTACAGTAGCTTGTTTTGATGATTCGTTATTCGGAGCTGCGGATCTATCTGAAAAAATAATAACTGCGCTTGATAACTTTGTCGGTGCCATGGGTGCTGCGCATATTGCAAAGTGCCATGCTTTTGAAGAGCTGAACTATTACGAACCAGAACTAAAGCAATTTATATCAGAAGTTTCTTTCAACATAGGATACGAGGAATAAAAAAATGCCTGAATATTACGGCGGTATAACAGTAAAAATTGGCGATGGTGCTGGAACCGAGGTGTTTTCAAACCTTGAGAAAGTTACTGATGTTAGCGGACTAGGGGTGACAAATAGTTTAATTGACGTGACCTCGTTTGATAGCAACGGCAGCATGGAATATATACCCGGTCTTGCCGATGGTGAAACAATATCAGTTGAATGCAATCAGGTACTAGATGCCACAGTTCAGCTTGCTTTAATTGCTGATGTTGTGGGCGGTACGCAATCAAGAAATATCGAAATAGTTGCCACAGATGGAGTGAACACAACTACTTATTCTATGGCCGTTGTTCCGTTATCTTACACTGCTAACCCAAGCATTTCAGACAAAAATACCCTTTCGTTTAGTCTGAAAATCAGCGGTGCAATTATGGCGGCTTAATTATGAATAGTATAATAAGTGGTAATAAGCGCAGATCGATTGATGTAGAGTTACCCTCCGGTGACGTTGTGAGCATGTCAGAGCTTACGGTTGACGAATGGGCTGCGTCATACGGTAATGATGCTCTAACGGACACAGAAAAGGCGTGTGTGGCCGTTGCTTATTCGTGCTCTGCCTTCACGCTTGATGATCTACCGGCAATCAAGTCTGATTTATCTAGCCAAGCTTTAGAGCTGATGATCACAGGCTTGATGGATTTGCTGACAGTTAAAAAAAAGCCAGTGACAGCGAAGAAGAGCGCTTCAAGTGCCGCCTAGCTGTTTCGCTTGGCGTGCTGCCGTCTGATGTTGATGCGATGGGGTACAATGATTTTGCCCGGCTAGCTGATTATTATCAGTGTGAGCCGTTTGGCCCCATCAGAGATAATCTTCATTCTGGGTTTGTAGCTGCGGCGATATGTAACGCGAATAGAGGAAAGAACACTAAGCCGATCAGTGCTAGCGACTTCATTCTGAAAACGCGTGCAGAACAAGCGATGGAGCGAAACAAGGCTTTTGTTGCTGCGCTCGACGCACTAGCGAGGAAAAAAGATGCCTAAGAATATATCCCGCCTCGTTGTCAAAATGGAGGCAGAAAACAGCAAGCTTCACAAAGACCTCGACCGCTCAAACAAAAAACTAAAACGATTCGAGAAAGAAGCCAGTAATGCCCAAAAGGCCAGCAAGGCTATGGCCATTGGTATGGGCGCGCTTGGCTCGGCGGTAGCTGCTGTAGGGCTTGGTGCGTTAATCAAGTCTCAAATGGACTACCAAGACGCACTAGCAAAAAGTGCGGACAAAATCGGCATTAATTCTCAGGCTCTTTCCGGGCTACGGTTCGCAGCAGAGCAAACTGTTGGCTCATACCAGGGTATTGATGAGGCGCTAACCAAAGCCAGTAAACGGCTTGGTGAATTCAATGCCAGTGGTGGCGGAGCTGCAGCAAGGTGGCTTGAAAAGCTCAATCTTGATACTGAGAAATTAGGCAAGCTCCAGCCAGACCAGCTTTTTAACGAATACTCCAAAGCTATTAACGGCTTAAACACTCGCGGCGAGAAGATGGCGGCGACAAGCGCGCTAATGGGCGATGAAAGCCGCAAGTTTCTAACATTAATGGAGTCAGGCCCAGACTCTATACAGGGCTTTACAAAAGAGGCGGAAGCGCTAGGTATAGCAATTAGCAGAGTCGATGCGGCCAAGATAGAAGCCGCTAACGATACCATGAACCGGGTTGCAACTTCAACCAAGGGGCTTGGTGCAACTTTCGCGGTCGAGCTTGCCCCATACATTACTGCTGCAGCAGATTTAATGCGAGACTTTGCAATACAAGGTAGCGGAGCAGGCGACAAAATAGCAAAAGGCTTGGATGCGATCGTGTCAGGAGTCGGTTTTGTTGCTGATGCATACAGAGGGTGGGAGGTAATAATATCGGGGATTGTGAATTTGTGGGCAGTGGAAATATCAACACTAGCAACAGGTTTTGCATGGATTGATAAGCAAATAACAAAATTAATGAAAAAAATTGGGATGGACGCAAAGCCAAACCGATCATTAGAAATATTTGCTAGGAATGCATCCTTGGCAGCAAAAGATGCCGGAGAATCCTTCGATGAATTAATCATGAAGGAAATGCCATCCACTCAAATTAAGCGTTTCGCGGCAGACGTAAAAGAATCTGCAGAGAAAATTGCACAATCATCTGCTGACGCAAGAAAGAAAATAAACGAGATGACCGCGCCTGCCGGAGTGACAACGCCAGAAACAGAAGAGCCGCCAACAAAAAAACTAGTAAACGATGCTGCTAACGATTCAACAGAGTGGGCGGACGCATGGACTAGCGCAGGAAATAGAGTTGCCGCCGGGATCGGAGATGCATTCGTTGAGACAATGCTGACACAGGAAAAAATGGGCGATAAAATCAAATCTCTCATGGCTGAAACAACCAAAAACATGCTCTCTTTCTTCATTGAGCTGGGCGTTAAAAAAGTGGCAATCGCCGCGCTTGATTCTCTCAATTCTAAAAAACGAATGGTAGATGCCGCGGCAGAAGGCGCGGCAATTACAACTGCGATGGCACCGGCAGCGGCCACCACAACGCTTGCAACAGGCGGCGGAAATTCGGTAGGGGCATTGATAGGGGTAGCGGCGGTAAGCGCAGCAATAGGCGGCTTATTAGCTGGAGCATTCGATACAGGCGGAAGCATCCCATCTGGCAAATATGGTTTAGTTGGTGAATTTGGCCCTGAATTAATTAGCGGGCCAACTAACGTGACAAGCAGATCTGACACGATGGACATATTTAAAAATGCTGCAAATGGAGGTGGTAATACTGCTGTGGTAAATATTACAGTCAGTGGCGATGGTAATAACGCAGCAAAAACCTGGCGGCAAATAAAGCCAATGATAGAAGGTGAAGTGCTGCGAATGTTCCACGAAAATAGCAGGAGATTTGCGTAATGCCTGACAATCTGCCGCTTACGAATTATTCCAGCATCGATATAGTTTCATCTGATAAGCAATACGCATCTCTATCTAATAGCGGGAAACGATTAATTAGGAGAGTAGGGCCGCATAGATTTGTTGGCAGCGTTTCTTTTCCATTGCTTACTAAAGTTCAATTTTCTGCAATCGACGCTTTTATAACTTATATAAAGAATAGCGGCGAGACGTTTTACCTACAGTTACCACACAAAAAACAAAGCTCGGTGTTCGCTTGGGGGACTCCGCTGGTTAATGGGGCTGGTCAGTCTGGCTATACGCTGGTTACAGATAGCTGGTCAACAGGTGCTAATTCTGCCGCGCTGGAAACAGGTACATACATAGCGATAGAAGGAAGTGAAAAGCTTTATCTGTTACGCAATGACGTTGATGTAAGCGCAGGCAACGAGGCAACTATATCGCTATCAAATAAATTACAATTCACGCCAGCAGACAACGCTGCAATTACGATTGAGCCAGTCATGAAGTGCAACCTTGTTGGAACGCCTAGCTATACAGTTATACCTCCAGAATTGTATAGCTACAATTTAGAGTTTGAAGAGGTTATCGAGTGAATACACCAGGTGCCGGAATCCAAGCAGCTTTAGATAGTGGTATCTTTACTACTAAGATTCTTGTAGAAATTGGCATGGATGCGCCTATCTACTTAACGTCACACTACAAAGACATTCCATACGACTCAAAAACCTGGGACAGTAGCGCGCACCTGTTTGATATTCCGGCCATACCTAGCTCTACCCTTGCCAAAAATTCACGCCTTACGCTTACTTTAAGTGGTGTAGATCAAGCCTACTTTTCATTATTCCTAAGTAATGATTATATTAACAAGGAGGTGATTTTAAGCACTGTATTTTTGGATGATGCTGACTCAGTAATAGATTCTGCTATCGAGCAATTCCAAGGCAGAATAGTTGATGTCGCAATGGCAGTTAATCCGAAAGACGGCAAGGCGATTGCTTCGATTATTATAGGCGACCCGTTTGATGATTTTGGCAAAAAATCAGGGCGGCGAACAAATACAGAAAGCCAAAAATCTAATTTTGCGACTACAGATAAAGGCTTTGATTTTACTAACCAAGCCGCTGATGCAAATTTAAAGTGGGGGCAGTAGATGGGTGGTTGGAGTAGTTTTAAAGAGGCGCTAAGCGATGCAGAAGATGACGCAAAAGGCATTGGCAGCGGAATAGATGATATCGTCCACGAGATAGTAGACGAGGCGCTAGAAGATCCGCTAGAAACACTTTTGACCGGCGGCGTTAATGTACTTTGGTCGATGACAGAGCAAGCTGCCAGCGATCTTATAGTCGATCCATTGATTGATTATTTGGTGGAAGAGCCAGCGTTACCAAGCGTTGCCGACCAATCCAATGCAGTTACGGTAACAAAGCGCGGTGCAGACCTTTATATACCAGTAATTTACGGGACAAGGAAAGTAGGTGGCATATTACTAGCCCCACCATTCATAACTGGCGCATCAAACGAATACGCTAACTTTGTTTTTGCATTATGCGAAGGCCCTATTTCAGCAGTATCACAAATATTAATCAATGGCATTTTAAGCACTGACGCGCAATACACCGGGCTTGTGTTAACTGAATCCAAGCTTGGCTTGGACACGCAGGCATCATTTAGCACGCTAACTTCAAACGTAACAGAGTGGACAAGCGATCATAGGCTATTAGGCACTGCAGCGGTACATATAAGAATAAAGCGCGACCCTGAAATATTCAGAGGCTTTCCGAAATTTGAGTTTATCGTTGACGGTAAAGTGTGCTATGACCCGCGCACATCTACTACAATTTTCACAAAAAACCCTATAATTCACGCATTGGATTACTACACAAGCACAAGATATGGGAAAGGCGAAACAGTAACAGACTTTTCTGAATGGATTGCTGCTGCTAATATTTGTGACGCAATAATAACTGAATATTCAGGCGGCGGCAGTGTAGCAAGATTTGAAAGTAATAACGTAGTGAATACAGGAAACACAATAAAGCAAAATTTCGCGCTTATACTTTCGTCATGCCGTGGAAAAATGCGACTAAAAGATGGCGCTCGTGTACCGTATATTTTAGATGCGGGCGCTAGCGTTTTTTCATTTGATTCAGATAATATTGTCGGGTCTATAACGCTTGGCTTAGGCTCAAAAGATAGTAGATTAAATAAAGTTACAGTTAGCCATATTAATCCTGAGACATGGGAAGCTGACTCGCAAACGTGGTCTAGCTCTGCATTTAAAACAGATGACGGAGGATATGAATTATCAAGTGAAATTCAGCTGGCTGGCGAGACTAATAAATACAGAGCTTTGGATTTTGGCCATACTGCAGCTAAGAAATCACGCGAGAGTATGACCGTAAAATTCGCATCTAATTTTATGGCGGTTGGAGTTGAGCAGGGAGACATAGTTGATCTTACAGAAGAAGCCTACGGTATTACGTCCAAGCTATTCAGAGTGGCAAACAAAACAACTGATTTAATGAGTGGGAAAATCAGCTTTGTTTTATCAGAACATTTTGATTCATTTTACACTCGAACAGTGCCAGACGAGCAAGTGACCCCGGCAGATACAGGGCTACCAAACCCTATGGTGATACCTGCGGCTGTAACAGGATTGGCGCTTAATACTGGTGGGGATGTTGATGAAGAGGCATCTAGTGCAATTATGGCCACATGGGACAAGAGCACGGACGTGTTTTTCAAGGAATATATCATTTATATTACTGTTGGCGGGGACACATCGTCTTTCGCTGCAAAGGAAAACAAATACACAATATCACCAGTGATACTTGGCGAGAGCTACACTATAGCTGTTAGTGTCTCAAACGGTTTTGTTGAGAGTCAAAAGGCGAGCACGTCAATTATCGCAGCGGAAACAAACAAGCTTTACGCTAAAAGAGCGAGTCTAGTTGAGTCTGTAATACGATCCGATGGCTTGGATGTATCATATATTTCTAGCTGCAAATACCAAAATGGTTATTTTTACTTGTCCGGCTCGAATGGAGGGGCTGGAAGAAATGGGACTTCTCTTAGATCAAAAAATGGTATTATTTTTAAGTCTACTGGCCTTGTCGTATCCGACCAAGCATTTTTTGATACGACAGATAAAGGATTTGCTGTTGTTGTTGTTGGGTCGGACAGCATTGGTAATGAAGTTATGCATAGATCAATTAGCGGTGATAGCCTATCATTCTCTCCAGTTTCACTACCAACTCTGTCTAATGGATTGGTCACTATTGATAGTGTCGGGTGGTACATGGTTGCATGTACAGAAAAATACCAAGTGATTACATCGTCCGACTATGGCGCAACATGGACTTTGCGAACAATGCCGGTTCCTGCCAACTTGGCAAGCAATTTATCTGAAGTGATTCACGCAGGAGGCGCTACATTTCTAGCATTTGGCGGAGAGTACGATTCAAACGGAACAGACCAAGAATGCTATATTGCAAGAAGCACAAATATAGGCGTTAGCTGGACTCAAATTATCCCAGCTGGAATAACAGAGTCACTTCATGGTGCCGCCGTAGATCCATACACCGGCAGAATTGTTGCAGTAGGCGACAATGGCGTAATAATATCAAGCACAGATGACGGACTAACATGGACAAAAGAAACAAATCCGAACGAAGGGCTAGACCATAAAAAACTAACTGGAGTTTGTTTCGCAAATGGCATGGGGTGGGCCTCTGGTGTAGATAAAGTTTACGTCAGCATTAAAAATGATGGCGTATGGGAGCTTGTAATGGACGATGAAACAGATTTTTATGGTGCTGCTAGCAATGGAGAGGTCGCAGTATTTGGCGGCACGCACGGAAGTATACTGGATAGCGTTGTGATGCGTACCCAAATTTAGATCTTAAAGCTAAACGCCAAGGTATAAACTTCATTCGGCACAAAAAGCAGCACAACCGGCCCGGCTTTAAAGGTTAGCATTCCCATCAGATTAACCGGGCCGAGCTTTAACGGAGTTTCATTTTCGTATGTGTCGGTCAATAGCGGCATAACTCCAAAGTATTTATTGATTTTAAAATTGTAACCAATTGCCTTGGTTTTATTGTTGTATGAATTAGTGAACGATGCCAATACCACGTTATTCAAATCCAATGCAATTAATTTATTATCATTCAGGTATTCAATATCTTTCTCCCCGTCATACCATGTTTTGCTTGGGTGATACGACCAGCCGCCAATTATTAATTCAGCGCTCATTGCGAATTGAGGCAGTGCCAGGGTGGTAATGATTAAAATCCTTTTAAATGCTTTCATGCTTCCGCCCATGCTTTAAGCGCTGCCTCTTTGTTCTTTGCAGGTATAGTTTCTGGATTTATAATAAACCCGTCTTTCATGAATCGTATCTGATCACTTGACTCCAAATGATTTAGTGATTTCAGCACGCTTGAGCTGCCTATTTTTGTACCATCGCATGCGTTTAGTTCTTTAGCTATATCAATGTGATTAGCATTTACAATGTTTAATTCATTCCGCATAGATATGATCTGGCCGACAGCCCTGCCGTTGCTTGTTTTGCCTCGCTCCATCATCATTACCAAATCTGAAAGATGATTCATTTACAATCTCTGCGCTCATAGTCAGGCCAAGCACCCTTTTCTACCATTTCACAATATAGCTCGTTTTCGGCCATTTCTGCCTTGTAGTCTGCTTCGCCGTTTAGCATTAATCCAAAAAGCAATCCGGCTAATGCTAGTGCAAATAATCTATTGTTCATTTTAATTCCCGTTAATACGCTGTTATACGGCAATAGTAACAGTCGTTATTCTTTGGATCATAACAAGTTCTCCTGTTTTAAGTTCATCTATGTAATTGCTACCTTCGGATGTAACGTCAGTTGTTTTTTTGCAAAACTTAGGGTTGTGTATCGGCGCATCTTCAGGCTCAATCCAACCGTATGAAGTAGAATGACCATCTGCATATTCTATGCCCCATGCCTTCCCATCCTTCATAACCATTACACCAACTTCTTTTTTCATATCTACTCCAAAACGTATAACAAGTCGTTCAAAATAAGACCGCGAAAAGCGCGGCTGCTTAACTAAAGCCTTCACCAACTTAGCCCCAATTAAGGGGCGTTATGGCGCTAACTGTAATAGTTGAGCGCCATTTGTTTGTACACATCAGAAAGGAATGCTGGATCCGTCATCAAAATAATCATCAGCGGCATTCTGCGGAGCTTGCTGTGTGCCCATTGGCTGCCCTTGTGGCGGTGGCGCTGCTTGCTGATGTTGTGGAGCGTGATTCGCGTTCTGAGCTACATTAGGCTTGCTATCAAGCATTTGCATTTCACTAGCAACAATTTCAGTGCTGTAGCGGTCTTGCCCGGTTTCTTTGTCCTGCCACTTCCTTGTACGCAGCGATCCTTCAATATAAACCTTTGAGCCTTTTCTGAGGTATTCTCCTGCAATCTCAGCAAGCTTATTAAAAAATACAACTCTAACAAACTCTGTGGTATCGACCTCCTGCCCAGTGTTTTTATCTTTGTACGAATTATTACATGCAACCGTTACATTAGTCACAGCGCCGCCAGAAGGCATATATTTAGTTTCAGGATCAGCGCAGCAATTGACTATACCGATCCATTTGTTTACTCCTCGTGCCATTTTATTCTCCGTTTAATTAATTTTAATGCCGATAATTGCCCCATACGCATCCCAAAGATGCGCGGTGGCGAAGTTGTTAGGCATTGTTTTCCCTAGGCCTAGCGTGTTTTTGTAGGGGTCGCTAGGGGCGTATTCATCCTTCTTCAAAGTAAAATATATAAGTGAAACTAGAAATAAGAGCATAATTATTCCTTAGCCGCAATCTTCAGCAAAGACGCAACATATTTGTTATCCATATCACTATGGAAATTTCCAACGAATAAATTACAACCGTCATCTATCCGCTTTTTAGTTATCACAGTATTACCAAACACTGCTTCGAGCGTTTTGCCGTCTGGGTAGCTCAGTTTAAAAACTGCAATAGGATTAGACACTGGTGCCGATTTGATTCGGTCGATGATTATACTTACTGATGATATGCTCATATTAATTCCTTGCTATTTATTTATATGGATAGCTCGCTAGCTATTACGTGACCCCATAAAGCCATTGATACAACGTTCCATGCACGCCCTTGATCTATACTAGGAATAAAAACGCCAGCATAAATAGCGAAAATAGTCGCACAAAGCGCAGCTATTAATATTAGCAATCTTAATAATTGTGACGCCTCTTGCTTTCCCATTTTGTCATCCTTTATTTGTTGCGTTTAAGTTGTAACAAATACTAACAGGTAATTCCCAATATCAAAGTAACGTTTTGGAATAAGAATAGGTGTTTTTATTCTTACTTGGTGTAAATGCCACCCCTGGCGCATTCATACATCTGTTCAATAATGCGTTGCTGGTAATCTTCTGGCGCTGCCTCAGGTATAAAGCCCTCCATATTAGCGTAGATCTCTATGATCTCTTTAAGTGCTTCAATGGCTGAGATATGACCTTGATTGCTTATTAGCGAACTTAAATCCATTGCTGATTGCATGATTAATTTGTTTTTATTTATAAGCATCGCCTCATCATAGTTTGCTAATACCTCCAATCTCTCTATAATAGACAATATTATTTCTTCTTTTCGTGCCATTTTATTCTCCGTTATGACTTATAAAAATTAATCGTATCCAGCGCCGCGCCAGGCCGGTCTAGCTTGAGCCTCACTCCTGTATTGCGCTCTACTGCGCCCTTGTTGGCTTCGAACCACTCACGTCCGCACAGAGGCGTATAATCGCCATCTCTGTTCGGCCTATGGTCTTCGATGCTATCAATTATTCCGTGTAAGCAACGGAAGTAATATTCGCTATTATCAAGTGTTTTTCGCATCAATACCCCTTTTAATTCATTATGATGTGCGGCTACGTGTCTCTGAACTTCTTACAAAATTCAGCATAGAATATAACGCAGCAAACAAATAACGCTCCATTGAATTCGCCAAAATCTCTAAAAATAATTATTCCCAGCCAAAAGTCCAAAAATATTTGCAGTGGCAAAAAAGCAATTATAGTTAACAAGCAAAATTTCAATCTAATATTAATCCATGCAACAAGTCTCTTAACATGGTTTTTTTCTTCATCCGATTTATTCACTTTATCCATGTTTATTTGCTTCTTTGCTAAAAGTTTTAGTGGAAAAAGGTAGAATCTCTTTCACTCTTGACCCGCTTTGTCCGTTGGCAATATCTCCAAAGTAATTCAGCGCTTTTATTACTTCCATATTCTCAAACAAGCCGGCATCAGAAGCTAAAGTCGCTATGACTTGGTAAGCTTCTGCTGCTACTTCTTGCCGACTATCCATTTTATTCACCTTTATTTGTTGCGTTCAATATATCGCCAATTGGCGCTAATCCTTGTGACTTTCTGTATTCATCAAGCCCTTTACTTAAACTTGATAGCGATTTAGGCTCTGATTTCTTGGCCTTATCTTGGGCAATTAAGCCTGGGGCATTGCCTGGTAACTCCTCAAGTGGTACTCGGTCGAATGAATCATAAGCAGAGAAGAATGCCTTCTTTTTCCACTCTAATTCCTGATAAGTGCGTTGAGTAAGGTCTACCCAGCCCCCGATTGCCTTCACAGCCGCTATAGCGCGCTTGTCATCGAGTTTTAAGGTGCCATAGCTGCCTACCCTACCGATCTGTTCGTAAACACTAAGCCAAGCCACCTCAGCGCGATCCTTGGCTTCTGTCTCGTTTTGCTTTGACGTGCCGGTTATAAATTTGATTATGTTCGATGGCTTCGGCTTGAACATGCCTTCGTCTGGGCACCTAATGTAACCGTAAACGCCTGTTTCAAAATCGCTGATTGTGTAGTCTTTGAATATTGCCCACCATGATTTGATTTTTGCTTCGCTAAAGTCCATCTCGCATGTCTCAGAGATCAAGGTGATTAGCTCTTTAAATTTTGCCGAATCTTCATTGTTCATTATTTAAGCTCCACGTTCATGATGTTGTTTATCGTGCGTTCTGCCGCTGCGCCAAACTTTTGCACTGGTTGAGGGGTTGAGTTATTGGCGAACCGTTCAACGTTAGTCCCATCCCTGCAAATCAGCTCAATATCATCGTAGCGTTTCCCGTTATCGTTCTGGCCCATGTTGTGCGGTGTTGCAGCACAGCCAAGTATTGCTTGTTTGATTTGATCAACGGTGTAACCCTCTTTCAATCGAGCTTTGATTGCCTTGGATCGTTTCGCGTTCAGTATCGACGAATTGTTTTTATTCATGATCTGCTTCCAGAACTCGAATATTTCAATCACTGGGTCGTCGGCCTTGGGCGACAAGTCTTTTGAACTTTTATTACCATTTTTAACATTTAAATCATTATTACATTCTTGTTTGTGTATCGTCTGGTGTTCTCCTGCTGTCTTCCTGCTGTCTTCCTGTTGTTCTCCTGCTGTATCGCTTGGTGTATCGCTAGATGTTTCTCCGTCTTGGTATTTGCTGTAATTACAGATAGTTATGATACTGGTGACGTTGCTCTTTTGCTGTATCACCATCCCTTCACTTTCTAACAGCTTTAAGAATCTTCGAACCTTGGTTCTTGACCAACCCCAATTAGCTGAAAGAGTAACCTCAGACCTGGCTTGCTGCCCCCTTTCAATGGCAATAATATTGTTTTTAATCATAATCTTAGCTGGCTTATGGTTAGCAGAAAGCAAGAGGTCAATCCATGCTTGCCCTTTGGTGAAAGGCTTATCATTCCACAGGCAATTGTTTATTATTTCTCTGTTCAGCTTGATCCAGCCTCTCATGGCTATGCTCCGCTTCGTTCTGGCTCGTCTTCACCCAAGGCTACAAATTCAGAAGGCTTTAAGTTAAACGCCTTTGCTAAACGCTCTATTGTTGATGCGCTAGCACTAGCCCGAACAGTAATTCCGTGGGCCTGCTGCCTGCTAACGCCAAGCTGCTCACATAACCAGGCTGTTTTTTTATCTCTTTGCGCTAAAGCGACTTTTGTTGATCTGCCGATGTTCATTACATTTCCCTTTTTTGAATTTGAGCATTAAGTGTAAGTGCAAATATAAATAAAGTAAAGTTTTTTATTGACATGCCCCGCACACCTGCTAATATTCACTACGAACACGACATAAACCAACTAGGTAATAAAAAATGGAAAATGAAATAACAGTAAACGGCGAAACATATATCAGAAAAACTCACGAAACTGCAGACAGTGATTATGTGATAGTCAGAACAGAATCTGCAGGTGTTCACGCTGGATATTTAGTTTCACGGAACGGAAGTGAGGCAGAGCTATCAAATGCCAGAAGAATATGGAAATGGTCGGGAGCTGCATCTTTATCACAGCTTGCTGGTGCTGGAACATCAGATCCAGGCGGGTGCAAATTCCCAGCAGCGATAGATAAAATAACAGTGCTCGGAGTAATTGAGGTTATCCCATGCACTGAGACAGCTAAAAATTTAATAATGGGGGTTGACTCATGGGTTCAATAACCGATGGCGACGGCTCTGGCTCTGGCGATGGCTCTAGCTCTAGCTCTGGCTCTGGCGATGGCTATGGCTATGGCGACGGCTCTGGCTATGGCTCTGGTTATGGCTATGGCTATAGCGATGGCTATGGCTATGGCGATGGCTCTGGCTATGGCTCTGGCTATGGCTATAGCGATGGCTCTGGCGATGGCTATGGCGATGGCTCTGGCTATGGCGATGGCTCTGGCGACGGCTCTGGCGATGGCTCTGGCTATGGCTAATAATTATTTTTATATTTACTACGAACACGACATAAACCAACGGGGGAAATTGAAATGAAACGTAGCATTGAATGGCACAAGGAAAATATTTCAAATGCAACAGCGTATATTCAAAGAGAGCAAGACATTATTAATAAAGCGCAGGCATCTTTAGATAAAAGAATTAGCGCCTTTGATCTTTATTTCGCCCAGATTGAGCTTGCTGAGAGCGAGGGGAGAGATGAATTTGACAGAGATAAGTACGCTATCCGCAGACTATGCGGATAACCTTTATATCCACTACGAACACGACATAAACGAACTGGAGCAACGGAATGGGTTATTACACGCGGTACGAATTAGAAGTAGTTAAGGGCGATATCGGACTGATAGAAAAGTTGCGTGATTGGAGCTATGAGGCAAGTTATGCCATAACCAATACCGGCGATAGCTGCGAACCATGCAAATGGCATGGACGCCAAGATGAATTAATGGCGTTTAGCTCATTACACAAAAAGGCTCTATTTAAGCTAAGCGGGGAAGGGAAAGAAAGCGGCGATATTTGGCGCGAGTATTACCAAAATGGGAAAATGCAGCGATGCACAGTGGAAATTGTTTTCTCTGATTTTAACGAAAAGTTTTTAGCTTAATGCGGATAATATTCACTACGAACACGACATAAACCAACGAGGCAATAAAAAATGGAATGGATAAGCACTGAAGACGATAAGCCTAAAGAGGGGCAAAAAGCGCTTATTAAAATTTTACTCCAAAGGTTTGTAGCTGGAACCCATTGCGAAGATGAAATAGTTGTAACTGGCGGCATAAAGGATGGCGACTGGTTTGCTGGTAACGACATGCTTATATGGGACTATGATTACAACTTAGGCTTTAATGATGATGATGTTGTTGCCTGGATGCCGCTAACAGCTATAAAGTAATCGCGGCTAATATTCACTACACACCAAGCAAACAAGGATCGAGAACATGAAACTAAGCGAACAATTAGAGCAAGACCATAAATCTGGCGACTTCGGGCTGGGCCTTGAGGGGTACGCAAGTAGAGCAAAAAAGCTCGAAGATGCGTTGTGGAGCACTCACTTTCATGACGCCTGCAACTGGGGGTGCGACTCAGAAAAAGCGCGGGCATTTGCGGATAAGCGGTGCTTAGAGCTAGAAGGTGAGGCGTGAAACTTGTAGTAAATTTCTTGAGTGCGACTAAGCAAAAAGCAAATAACTATTAGCAATATTAACAGTGATTTATATAGCAAAGCATTCCTTTTAGATTAGTGAATTGCTGTTAATCTTAACCATACAAACAAGGAGCGATAAGATGGAAATCTACATACACCCAACAATGATAATGCGCCCATTCAGAGACATTCAGCGCATCTTGGACGACATTCAGCGCGAAACAGGCCTAGTTGATTGCGTAACAGATAAAGGTGCCATGCTTGTATATCCAGAGCTAAACACGCCCTTTATTGGTCTGAGTATGGAGAACTGCCTGCGGCTTAAAAACTATCAGAATAAGGTGGCAGATCAGCACAAGGGAATTAATTTTGAACTGGAGATATTTTGATGAAAGAATATTTAGTAAAAGTAATTGAAAGACACGTTGGCTATGTATGGGTGGCCGCATATAGCACAGAAGAAGCAAAAGACATGGCTCTAGAGCATAGCGAATGTGAATATGATGCTTTATATGACTGCGAGATTGTAGAAGAGCGTGAAATTTAACGGCGCATTAACATTAATTAATTTTATTTGGAGATATTTTAATGGAAACAATTTACAAATACGAAATTGCACTGACTGACTCACAAGCCCTAAGCCTTCCAGCGGACGCCCAGATATTAAGCATACAAGAGCAAGGAAATTGCTTGTGTGCGTGGGCGAGAGTAGACACATGTAAGCCAGAGCGTGATAGAACTATTATTTGCTGCGGAACTGGCAACAAGATAGAGCAGGATTCTATGCGGTTTATCTCAACTGTACAGATGGGTAGCTTTGTTTGGCACTTCTTTGAGCTATAACACAAATTAAATTTGGGGGTATTTTAATGGACGCATACAGAGAAGTAGACAACGCGCACCGGAACGAAGAAGACGAAGAAAACGCAATGCAGGATTTTGTTAGTGATTTTACGCTAAAGATGCTGGCAAGCGGAGAGGTCTATTATGACGGATATTCATGGTCGATCCAGGGCGATATTATTCCAGGTTTGGATAGCGATGTTGTGGCTGAATTTGTTGCCGGAATTTACGCATTAGACGACCAAGAGATTCTTGATAAGAACTGGCATAAAATGAATAACCTTATTATTGATGCCTCAAGTAAGCTAGCAGTAGAGCTATGGCAAGGGAGAAGCGAAGTATGAAAACTGAAAAACGTAAGGCTTATATTTTCGCGGAACGATACACCGGCGGCACGTATAAAGATGATGTTGAGATGAGGATCTACTTCTTTAAAATCACTAGTGATGATTTATTCGCCAGGGCGTTAGTCAGTGAAATTGAAGTAGATGTACCTATTCTTTCTGACAAAGAGGAAGACGCATTACTAAACGGTGCTGAACTTGAATCTTTAATCAAAGCGCGTGACGTTATGCGTACTGAATTCCAAAAACAGCTAGAAACTATTGAAGATAGGATTTCAAAACTAAAATGCATTGAATTAAAGGGGGATGACGATGAATGATTATGAGCGCGGCGTATTCGATTGTGTAATGGGCGCGCCCCATAAGAAGGATCAGAGTTTTGATTATGACCGAGGCTATAGCAATCAATTCTATAAAGAGAAAAACCTATCACAGAAAGAAGCCGAGGTGGAAAATGACGAATCAAAATAACGCAGGAAAGACGCATTACAGAAAAGCTTTCAATAGCCCTTATCTATCAAGCGCGGATATAGTCGGCCAAACAATTTTGACTATATCGCACGTTACGCTATCAGGTGACGAAACAAAAAAGACAAAGGATATATTCAACACGGCGCACTTTGTAGAGCGCGAGATTAGGCAAGGCGAGAAACTTAAACCGATGATTCTCAATGCTCATAATTCAAAAATACTTCGAGACTTGACAGGATCACATTTCTTAGAAGATTGGAAAAACATACCTGTTACTATTTATGTCGATAGTAACGTTAGATTTGGTCGTGACACAGTCGAAGGATTAAGGATAAGCCCGCAGCCGCCAGTGCTAACAAAGCCGGAATTAACACCTGTCAATACGCAGCGATGGAATAGCGCAGTAGAGGCGTGCAAGCGTGATGGCAAGATAGATGCTGTTTTGGAGCGGTGCTCAATGTCAGGCGAGAACAAACTTTTGCTTAAACAGGCAGCAGGCATAACAAATGGGTAGGTTTGTTTTCCATGACATAGAACAAAACTCTGATAAGTGGTATCAGGCGCGCTCTGGGATGCCTACTAGCTCAAAGCTTGGCGTAGTGATGGCAAACTACGGCAAGGCATTTGGGCAGCCAGCAAAAGACTACGCTGCCAAGATTGCACTGGAAATGATAACAGGCAAGCCGGTTTCTGGCGGTTATTCCAACGAACACATGGAGAGAGGCGTAGAACAAGAGCCGATATGTAGGGCGCTATATGAAGACAGGACTTTCAGCACAGTAACTAACGGCGGCTTTTTCACTGACGGTGAAACTGGGTGCTCACCTGACGGACTGGTTGGCGATGACGGAGTAATTGAAATTAAATCGGTGATACACAGCGTGCAGTTTAAAAATATCAAGCGCAACAATGTAGATCCAGCGTATAGATGGCAGTGCATCGGGAATATGAAATTCCCAGGCAGAGAATGGCTTGATTTTGTATCGTATTGCTCAGACTATCCAATTGATAATCAGTTATTCATTCACAGAATTCTCTCTAAAGACTTTTCAGATGAATACAAGATGATTGATACAAGACTGGACGAGTTTAGATTTTTGATTGACGAGGCAATAGAGTTAATACAGGGGAATAAATAATGAGCACTGGAAGTTCTGATGATTTTGAGTTTGCGTTTTCATGCCTTTTAACGTGCAAAGAATGTAAGCATTGCCAGATGAATAAAAAGGTACAAGATAGAATTATGGATTGGTCTTGCTATCACCCTGACAATATGCAAGTTCACCTACACGGCAAGAAAGGCATGACGGTTAGCAGTGACTTTCTGTGTAATAAGTTTGAGGTTTGTAATGAAATTTAACGCGCAAAAACTAGCAGGAGGAGTGATAGCGGCGGTATCCGACATAGACGCTGAAAAGCTGACTAAACTAAAATCATTCGAGATATACGAGTTTAGCGTTAAGCGGACACGTAACCCGCAGTTTCACAAGAAAGTGTTCGCGCTGTTTAATTTCAGCTTTCACTACTGGAAAAGCGACCGCGAATTCATGGACGAAGCTGGCCAGTTTGACGTATTTAGGGCGCAGCTAACCGTTATGGCTGGCTACTACGATGCGTATTACAAACTTGATGGTTCAACTAGGGTCGAGGCCAAATCGCTGTCATACGGCAATATGAGTCAGCAGGAATTCGAGGCTTTCTATTCTGCGCTGATTAATACGGTAATTGACAAAGTATTCCAGGACTGCGACAAAGAAACAGAAGATAGATTAATGGGGTTTTTATGAGCTATGACATGGAAATAGGCGGAATGAATTTTAACTACACTTATAATGTGTCCGGGATGTGGTGCGACTGCTACCAGGCAAGTGGGATACGAGAGCATTACGGACTGACAGGAAAAGAGGCTGTACCAGTGCTGCGAAAGCTCAGGGAACACATGGAAGACAACATGGATAGGCTTTTAGAGTTTGAGCCTAGCAACGGGTGGGGAGGCTTTGATGGCGCGCTTGATTTTGTAAATAGGCTTATTGCAGCGTCGATAGCAAACCCAGACGAAAAATGGAGTGGCGACTAGTACATGCCTGAAATAATATATCGACACAAATTAGTAAATGACTAATTCAACACTAAAGTGCAAGCACTGCAAGAAATACTTTCCCCGTGGCCAGATCATAACACTGCCAGGGGGGCGGTTTTGCAGCATGGATCACGTTATTTTGCACGGCAAGGCAAAGGCTCAGGCTACCAAGGCAAAGCGCGACAGGGCGCAGCACAAAGCGGCTAAGCAGCAAGTGAAGAAGCGAACCGGCAAGGGCGGCTACTATGAAAACTTAAAAACGGCACTGCACTACTACGTCAAGCACTGCCTAAGAAAAGGCGAGCCATGCTACACCTGCGGCAATCCGCAAACTCAAAGTAACTGTCACCATGTCGGACACTTCGTTCCCGCAAAAGAAGTAGATCCTCGTCGATTTATGCTGGAAAATTTGAGAATTCAATGTTATTCGTGCAACTCGATACACTCTGGAAGGCGCATGGAGTACCGACAGCGCATGATAGAAGAGAAAGGCATAGATCATGTGGAATGGCTAGAATGCGAGGCCAATCATAAATCATTGCTAGAGCAGTACCCGGACATTGAAAGTATCAAAAAAGAAACAGCCAAATATAGAAGGCTAGCTAGATTAGAGAATGGATGCTAGGTATAATCTTTTTAGCGCCTAGGCTTAGCGGCTGAAACGTGGACTTCAATCACCCACTGGCGCAACACTCTGATTGATAACCTATGATTGAGGGGTTTACATGAAAATCTGCATCAAATGCAAAACAGAAAAATCAAAAAATGAATTCCACAAAGACCGATTAAGAAAAGACGGGCTGTGCCCATATTGCAGAGAATGCAGGCGGACTAAAAAAAGGTTAATTAGAAAGGCTAAATACCCTCATTCAAATGGGTATATTTTACTATACATGCCTTCGCATCCATTGGCTCAAAAATCAACCGGTCTCGTTTATGAGCACAGATATATATTCCACTTGCATTTTAAAGGTGAGGAGTTAAGTTGCGAGTTTTGCGGCGCGCCGTGGATGTGGAGGACATACAAAGACCATATCGATCATATAGACGAGATTAAATCGAACAACAATATAGAAAATCTGCGGGCGCTTTGTAATTCCTGCAATGTAGCAAGAACAAGAAAGATCCACTGCCATACTAGTGGGAACATGGCTATAGAATACGATGGGAAGACACTGACTGCCGAGGAATGGGGCAGAGAGCCAGGAGTTAAGGTTCCTGGATATACAGTTCGATGCAGGATAAAGGCTGGGTGGACTGTCTATGACAGCTTGTTTAAAGACAGCAGAAAGAAGCGGGTAGGTATAGAAAGCTTATTCGTAACGCAGGATTAAAGCCGAGAAGATAAAAGTAATTCCGCCCCCTAGCGATAACTTATTAGAATTCGATAATCAGCAATAAAAACCTAATTTAATATTCCCAACCGATCTAATAAGCCACTTTACGTTAGGGCTAACCAGGCATAAGCTGTCCTTATCGAAACACAAACCAATGGGAAGCAAAATGATAATTGAAATAAAGAATAATCCCGACGACTGTTCTACAGAGCTATGGATTAATACAGAATTCCGGGCTAGCTGGAAAGAGGTGGATATTCCCGAGGAGTCACTGCACGTTGTTCGCGGAATGATAAGAGAAGGCATCGAATACGGACAGGAATTGAAAGCAAAACAAATTAAAAAAGTTTTAGGAGTTTAAATGGCAAAAACAAACGCGGAACGCCAAGAGGAATTAGCCGCTGCTTAATTAGAAGGTGATAAATATGGAACAGTATCAGCAACGCGTAGTAAACGAAAAAAACGAGCTTGACATAAAAGCAAAGGCCCTTAGTGATTTTATAGGAAACAGCCCAAACTTTGAAAACATCGACTCTGCGGAACAAGAAAGGTTGAAGGTGCAGAATGACATCATGTGGCAATACTCCGAAATACTTGGGGAGAGAATTGCTGCGTTTTAACTTAACGTCGGACAGGTTGCGACTTGTCCGGCTAACGCTTTAGGTAAATAGCCGAGGTACGAGGTCGATTTTGATCGACTTGTTAGTTTTAAATTATTGGAGATGATAATGGAGATTGACGCAACAGAAGTAGTGAAGGTGAACGCTAAAACCTTGAAATTACATTTAAAAGTGTGCGATAGGTTTACTGGTGTTCTGGAGTCAGCAACAGGAACTGAACTGAAAGATTTCGATGGTTACGTTCCTTGCTTTATGCCAGGTGAGCATTATGGGGATTATGTGATCCTGGATATAGATATTGATACGGGTCAAATAACAAATTGGAAGCAGCCAACCGCAGAAGAGTTGCAAAACTGGTTAAGCCAAGAAGAAAACTAACGCCCGATTGTAAGCGGCTGGTGCTTTTGCCAGTCCGATTGACAAACTTGTTAGCTGGGAGGCTAAGATAATGGATAAAGAACAGAGAATTGCATTCATAAATTCACAAGTAGTTTGTGCCAACGCAGCTATTGAGGGAATGAAGGCAGAGAACTCAGAAAGACTAAGTAAAGGCTACTCTATCGCGTATGACGATGAAGCGTTTTGCAAAGTTCCTGCTGAGTATGGGCTTGAACATAATCAAGTTATCGAATACCTGCGTGACAGCTAACAGCGCATTAACAGGAATTAAAATGACACTCGAAAGCATTATTTTCCCTATCACTTCATTGTTAATTCTGGCCAAGATAGCTGGAATGATTACCTGGCCTTGGCTTTTAGTATTTTCACCTATATGGGCTACGTTTTTAGTTGTTTTTGTCGATACATATATTCGCATTCGCAGAAAGTATAAATAATGGAGCAAATAAAATGCAGCACCTATTTAAACAAATAACCCGGTTTAACCAAGCATTCGGCAACGAGCCAGGCGATATGTCGCGGCTTGATTCTCAGCTTGATTTATTTAATGAAGAAAGGACAGAGCTTGAGATAGAGCTTGGGAAAATAAACCAGGATCAGTCAGCGACAAGGAAAGAAGCTTGCGACTTGATAGTAGTCACTGCCGGGCTGCTTGATATTGTAAAGCCTGACTGGAGCGAGGATCTTACAATTAGCGCCTCATTTTGCAGCTTTCCAACTGGAGTTATTAGATCACTTATTTCTACTGCGCTAACACTGAAATCGCCAGCTAATAAAGCCAGGTGCTTGACTGATATAATAAACGTTTGCTTTGCTGAAATATTGCGGGCTGGCGGTGACGTAGAGCGCGACATGGCGATTGTGAACGAATCCAATTTATCAAAATTTTGCAGTAGCGACGAGGAGATCCAGCAGACAGCGAAAATGTATGACGAGCTAGGCGTAAGGACGTCTATAAGGTGCCTGGATGGCGAGTTGGTATCATTCGTTAGTATCGAAGACCAAGAGGGCAGCAACGGCAAGAAGTACAGCAAAGGCAAGCTGTTAAAACCGGCTAATTACGTCCCGGTGATCCTATGAGCGAAGACATCCAAACAACTAAAGTTTGCAGCAAGTGCGGCTCTGACCGGCTTTCACTATTAAGCAGTCAGGATATCAAGATTTGCACTGAATGCGGAAACAGAATGGAGTGGCCGTTAGACAAGGGCCAAAAACCAATAATTTAAAAGGAATTAATATGAAAGTTTTCATGTACAGGGTCGGGAAATTCAACGATGTAATGGAGCGAATCCAGGTTAGGGGATTTACTCCGGAAAGGATAATCAGGATTAACGACAAAGGAGAGACTACCGGTACGCATCGATGGAACACAGCGCACGGCAAGTGGTTTGCCAGTGAAGAAGACGCAAAGCAATTTATCAGCGCTCGAAACAATAAAAAAGGCGAATAGCATGGACGTTGAAGAAATAGACAAAAAATATCTTGTCGGCACAAGGTTTGGCAGTCTCGAAGTGGTTTCTTTCACTATCGGAAAGAAAGGCGGAATTACGTGTAAGTGCGAATGCGAGTGCGGCAATGAAAAATCATGGCGCTTATATAAACTGTTAAACGAGGGCTATATATCCTGCGGGTGCTTATCATCGAGAAGCGGAGGTAAGCGGAAAATGTACGTTAGTCCAGTGCAGGCTATGCTTAAACGCAAAGATCATTTAAAGCGGAATCACCCTATGTATTACGCCAAACTATAAATAGTAATTGCATTACAGAATAAATCTTATTTATAATTCATTCTGTGGCAAAAACTACATTATGGGTAGGCTGATGGATCAGGACACAAAAGACTACATTGATGCGCAAGTTAAAACTGAATCAGAAAAAACCACAGAGTCTGAAATTAATAAGATTTTCGATAGGTACGGCCTCAAGGCTGAGCACATGGTTTTCCTGAAGGATCTTTATGAGCGCAATGCTAAGATTGCGGATATGGTGCGCAGGACAATAATAGGTGCTATAATACTCGCCATGCTAGGCATTGGTCTCACTGGATTTATAGCAAATTTAGCTGAAAAGGTGGGTGAAACTGCCGGGAGTTAGGTATGGATGCTGCTACAATAATTACTTTGATCTTAGCGAATAAAGAAGAAATTCTAGGTACGATGGGCGTTATTGTAATGGCTGCTTCAAAGCTGGCGCAATACACCACCAATCAAAAGGACGACCGTTTTTTAACCAGGCTAGCATCGATCATCGACATTTTCGCCATGTCTACGGGCAAAGCATCTCCGCAAAACAGCAAAAACACAGTCATGAAGTTGGCCAAGCACGCTATCACCGGGAAATTTGACCAGTGATAAGCACTAAAAACTTTCATCCTGACACTGATCCAAAGCTACTTTGCACTTGTGGCCATCCGCTGTGTGATAAGCGCAGTGTGAAGCAATCAGTGCTCAATCAAGTGCAGCTCATTCGAGAAGATCTACATCGCCCGATCACTATAAATTCTGGCGGTCGCTGTCCGTATCACGACAACGAAAAGCACAGAACAACCCCGGCAGATCATCAAAATTGCGTGGCGGTGGATGTTCCGTATAAGAATGGCGTTGAGCTTTTTGAGCTACTTGATGCTGGATTTGCTCGCGGCATTACTGCGTTCGGGGTCTATCCAACTTTCATACACTTGTCATGGCGCGAATGTGAAGAGCCGGTGGCCTGGCTGGGGAAATAAATGCGTATTTTATTATTAGCTGTATTGATGATGCCAGTGCTAGCAAGTGCCGATTACCTGTATATCAGCATAGATCCAATTACTATACCGCCCAGTAAAAGTAATGGGGATGATTGTAGCCTTACTTGGCAGGCTCCGACACAGCGAGAGAATGGGACAGCACTAAAATCTAGTGAGATAGCTGCATACATGATCTACGCCGGGAAAGAATCAGGGATTTACACTAGGCAGATAGAGGTCAAGGGCGCTACAAGTGCGAAATGCTCAGACTTTGATATAGTGTCAGGCAAGTGGTTTTTCGCAGGTATTACAATCGATACTGATAAGCTGGCCAGCAAGAGGTCAAGCGAAATTACAAAGCAGCTCAGTAGAACAATGCCCCCGAAAGCCATCAAGATAACTGGCGAGATAATTATCGGGGATTAAAGCGCAAGATGGACAGAACACTAGAAGATACATTTTACATCCTCTTTACTTCTGAAGACGCAGACGGATTTCCAATTGCGCTCTTGGGTTCCCCGGTGGTTTCCGTTTATGAAGATTCTAGTCTGGCACAGATAACAGCAGGCGTTTCACTTAGCGTCGATCATGATGGAATTACCGGGCTTAATCTTGCGACTGTTGTGGCGACAGCTGGCAATGGCTTTGAGACTGGTAAGGATTACGCTGCCGTAATAACGACAGGGACAGTTGGTGGCACCTCCTTGGCTGGAAAGGTTGTTGAAAGGTTCTCGCTTGGTCTAAGTGCTGCGGCTGTAGGAATAAACAATCTACAGGAGCAGATAGGGCAAATTTCAACTGGAACGGCTGCAATCAGTATGGCGGCAACAAATGCAGTGATAACCACAGGAACACAAGTAAACACATTCGCATCAACTAAGCTGAGAGATGGCATTTATCATCAAATAAGCGATGTCGGTGGTGCTATTGACTTTTATTATGAGTTTGATATAGGTGCCAACGGGATCGGCGCAGAGGCATCTTTAGTCGGCAGGTTAAATAGCTCAAACGACGACCTTGACGTTTATATTTATGATTGGGTGGCAGCTGACTGGGATCTGGCAGGAATCGTACAGGGCGTAAATACTGACGTTGATACCCCGGCAGTTATAAATCTTGACATAACTCATACTGGAATAGGCGCAAATGCTGGGCTTGTTCGTGTTCGCGCCACTAAGGCTTCTGGGCTGACTTCTGCAACTTTTCACATGGATCAGATATACATTAGCTACGCAGTGCTGGGCATAGATGCAACTGATATTGTTTCAAACGGAGCAATTGACACATCCGGCGGAGCGGTTGTTAATGTTGTCACAGTGGCCACAAACACCGATATGCGCGGCACAGATTCGGCGGCAACGAGCGCAGATGTCGCGGCGCTTAATGATTTATCTACAGCAGATATACTCACAGCGCAATTGGCGGAGAGCTACGCGGCGGACGGGGTGGCGCCAACGTTATCGCAGGCATTAATGCTTATTCAGCAATCGCTCGGTGATTTCTCAATATCTGGTACAACGGTAACCGTAAAAGAGCTGGACGGCGCGACAACAGCCGCTACATACACTTTAGACAGCGACACAGCCCCAACAAGCAAGACTAGGGCTACATAATGAGTATTGCGCTGGTAGTTACAGGTGGTTATGGAGCTGGCGGTCTTAGCGGTAGTGTTGGCGGTGTCGTTCTCGGCGGATATTCTCAGGTTGAATTTGTTGCCGCTAATGCGTTTTTTACTATATCAGCTCAGTATTTAGATAGAGTTATCGAGGCAGAATATACCGACAGAACAATAATGGCGGAGCAGGGCGAATGAGTTGCGATTCTGGGGTATTTGAGTTGTGCGTTGGCGAAGTATTGGCGCATTCGTACGATACAAGCGCAAACGTAACAGGGCTTAATTCTGCGTTATCTGCTGGGGTGTGGGCGCTTGACTCAGGCGCGAGTGTAACACTAGATAGCCAAGTTGTGTCAGGCAATGAAATTATTGCTACAATCACAGCGGTAAACATCGGAAAGTCACAGCTATCATGTATTGCAAGTTATGCGGACGGCCAGAAAACAAAAGCAGAGTTGACTATTTACGTTAGATAACTACTTTCGCACTATAAACAAACCGAAACAGGGTAAAGGGAATAAATATGGCGACAATTATAGACGACACTAGCGAAGGTTGGGTGCAGTACCAAGGGTCTGGGACGCTAGCGTATACGACAGCGAATGCAAAAGAAGATGGCTCTAGTGCAATCGAGGTTACTCAGTCAGCTCCTTCTACTAGAGAGCGGTGGCGCAAGGATGTAACACCATTTGCTCTAACTGCAGATGATATATATGGCGTATGGCTAGAGATGCCAAATTGGGAAACCGTTGATAACGCCAACAATGACACTGGCCGGGTAAATATTTACTTCTGGCAGGGCACTGAATATGCGACTAGATCACTATCACAGGATTGTGTTGTCGGATGGCATTTAGCTGTATGGCAAGTGCAGGACATGACTTCAAAAACGGCAGGCTGGAATGATCTAGGCAATGTGGACAGGATTATAGTTGACGTTGAATCCAGAGTAACAGCAGCTCAAACAGTCAGGTTCAACAGGGTTTTTCGTGGCTTACAAGATGATATGTCTAAAGCTAGAGTTATGTTTAGGAACGATGATGGCTTGCTTAACTTCTATGATCGAAGTTTTCCAATCATGCAGGCTAAGGGGTATAAGCCGCTAGTATCTGTTATCGGTAATAATATAGGTGCCGGGCCGACTGTAATGACAGCTGAGCAGATTACAGAGCTGTATAATGCTGGTTATTGGATAGGAAATCATGGGCACCTAAGTCCGCCACTTACAACATTCACGCCAATTAGCGCCGCTATCAGCGAGGTAACTCAAGGGAGAGCTGATCTAGCACAATGGCCTACTCCTGCCAATTGTTTTATATATGCGGAGGGTGAGACTGGCGACCTAGCAAACTATCCGAATCGTGAGTTGATAGATATGGTGCTTGCTAATGGTGAAACGATCGGTTGGCAGATAGCTAAATATGCCACAGGTTTCGATGCAGAGCATAGAGGGCTGTTAGGTGATCTTGGTAATATGCCTACCTACCTGATGGATAATGGCTTATCTGAAGCTACAGTTCTGGCTGCCGTGGATAAAGCAATTCGATTAAAACAAACAATCATGCTGGGCTGGCATTCACTTACTGACGCGACTCGATCAGGCACCAGTATGATTGAGTCTGAATTCCAGACTATTGTGGATTACGTTGCGGCGAAAGAAACTGCCGGGGATCTTGAGGTATTAGACCCACAAGTATGGGGCACAGAGTTTGGGTTATGGGAATATAGTGCGGAACCACAGACAGATTTATATAGGACGCGATCCACAGGACTGGATAGCCCGGGGCGTGGACACTTTGCGATAACTCCAAGCGATACGGTATACCTGGAGATGATTCCAAGGTTTTTGTATGTCGGTGGCGCTGGAAGTATAGCGCTAGAAGATGAGAGCGGGGTTACTCTGACGTACTTAAACGCATCTGGAAAGATCCCGCTAAGAGCTGCAAAGGTTAAGGCGACTGGTACTACTGCAACCGGCATCATTGGTATTTACTAATGCCTTGTCGGCAGCTAATCATTTGCAGTAAGGCGGGATGCCAAGAGCTTACTACTAGCGGCAGATGTAACGCACATACAGTAAGGATCGACCACTACGAGAAGACCAGGCTAGCGTCTCACCAGCGCGGGTATAATTACAGATGGAAGAAGGCAAGGGTCAAGTATTTAAAGGCTCGCCCTCTTTGTAACTACTGCGAGCAAAAGCATTTGATAGTACCTGCAACGGTGGTGGATCACATCAAGCCGCACAGAGGTGACAGGGTTTTGTTCTGGGATGTGAGCAACTGGCAGCCACTATGCAAGAGCTGTCACGATAGCAAGACAGGCAGAGGAGAATAGAATCAAAAGCCATGCCAATTATTATCAGGGGGAGGGGGGTATTAATCTTAAAACGCTTGACATTTCTCTAC